CGGGGTGGCGGGATTCGAACTCGCGACCCCCTGCTCCCAAAGCACTTAAACTGGATTTTTAACACTTTTCCGCACTTTTCCGAAATGATTGTAAATATCTGAATATCAAACTACATAAATATAAAAATATTTTCCGTATTTTTCCGTTATTTTCAATTATTTGCTATCTTTGTGTGTGATTTGTGTGTTCCATTTGACCAAATGCCCCGGAGCAGGGGGTCGGAAAAAAGTTAAAAAAATGAAGCTATATCATTCTACACAGTCAGGCATAACGGCATACCTGATGAGAGACGTCAGAAAGAAGGATCCGCAGAGTCCTTGCCCGCTAAAATTCTGCGTGACGTACAACCGGCAGCGGGTTTACTACCCTGCGGGCCATAAAATGACCGTCGACGAGTGGGAGCGTTTCGAAGCTGCGGATCTAAAGGATTTCGACTATAAAACGAAGTTGGGCCACATGAAAGAGATCCGCGACGACCTGGTGGGCTATTTCGAAGAGAAATTGAAACCCTCCATCAACGAGCTGAAAGACGATTTCTCTTTCGATGCACTAAACATGGCCCTGACCGGAGAGATCAAAGACGGCAATAGCGTGAATGCCGCATTTCGCGAGAGGATTGAACAGCTAAAGACCAGGAATCAAATCGGAAATGCCGGAGTTTATCGTACCGCGTTCACCGCATTGGAACGATTCAAATACTATAAAGGTCTGAAAGGTGCCGAGCGGAAGCTTGAGTTCATTGAAAGATGTATTGCGGACAAACATAAAACCGCCGGAAGAGAAGTACTGAATTTATCCGCGGAAATCAAGTTCAGCGAGCTGACCCCGAAATTCTTATCTGACTGTGAGGAATTCTGGAGAGAGATAGAACTCTCCGACAACTCGATAGGCATGTACATGCGGACACTGCGGGCACTGGTGAATAACAAAGAAGCCGGGAAGCCCTATCTATCCGGAAACAGATACCCCTTCGGAGAAAGCGGCGGGAAGTACCTCATCCCCGAAGGAGGGCGAAGGAGCATAGCGCTTCCCATAAAAACGATATGGCGGATCGAGCTCTTTGAAACAGAGCAGCCCGCCCTGACACTGGCACGGGACGTTTTTGTTTTCATGTTTTACTGCAACGGGCTGAACTTCGGGGATCTTTGCAGGTTACGGTACAAGGATATCAACCCGGCCACCGGCGAAATTCAGTTCTACCGGAAGAAAACTATCGCGAAGATGAAGAACCAGTCGCCGATATTCGCCCCGATCCTTCCACCGATGATGGAGATCATCACCAGGCACGGTAATAAAGACCAAGGAGGTTATATTTTTCCGTTCCTGAACGGCATCGAACCTACAGCAAGGAACGAGGCCAGGATAAAGGGCGCGATAAGCCTGGCGCTGGCTCCGATAAATACGGCGTTAAAAGCGATAGCGGCACAGCTGGGGATTACCGAGGATCTGACTACATCGTACACCCGGAACAGCTACATTACGCACCTGGTTGGAGAGGAACTGACCAACCCGATCGTGGTTAAACAGATGGTCGGCCACAGCACGAAAAAGGACGTTACAGCCGGCTATGTCAACCTAATGCCTAAGAAACGGCGCGAGATAAACTCGCAACTGCTCAACCCGGAAAAGAACTACTGTGAAAACTTAATGAATTTCAACTTTAAAGCGATATAAGATGACAGTAATTAGCAACAATGCACCCCTCAGGGGGATGGGAAAAGTTCTTTACGGAGATATCGATGATCTGATCACATTCCTTGCTTTAGTACCAGATGAACAACTCAGAGTTAAATTGTGGGAAAGATCATTTGAAAAACTGTTATATCAATACAAAAATTTGGGTGCCATTAAAGACTTTGAGGAAGAAGTTGAAGAATCGAATAATGTTGATAAACAGATTAAAAAAGACGGTTTAAATCTTATTGAAACAGTTGAAGCCATCAAAGAAATTTTAGGTGTGAAAGCCAGCGATAAGTTTATCGAAAAGTGGGAAGACGTTTTCATATATGGTGGCATGTTCGACTTGTATGCGCTCCGAGCCTTACACGGAAAGCGCAAGGTGGGTGAAAATCTATTCAGGACACTGACCAATGAACAGATCAGAGATCTATTTGAAGCGCTAAACGGGGAGTACATATCGGGAGATATGGAACATTTCCGGATGCTGTTCAGTGGAGAGGGTATCCGGCCGAGCCTCTACAAACCGCTGACATGGTTAAAGAATCAGCAGATTTTAAGATACTTTTGTGTGGCCTTGAAGCGCGCTGATATGACGGAAAAGGGTGCTATAAAACAAATTGGATGGCAGTTCTTTGTCAACAAAAAAGGAGATCCTTGCAGGCCAGATGAGAACATACAGAGCACGCGAGAGTCGACAGATTTAGACAATTTAAAATTAATAATCGAAAAAATATGCGACCCTGATAAAACATAACAGTGATGAAATGCTCCATAAAGGAGCGACCCAGTGCGACCTAAAAGCGACCCCTAAAAAGGTCGCTTTTTTCATTGATAATCAGTTGTTTATTATAGTTTTATCCAATTTCTTTGCAACAGAAAATAATAATAATCATATGATAAACGATTTGGTAGTACTCCAAAGATCCGAACTCGACAGGATCATGAAAGAGGCGGTCGAGAAAGCCCTGAAGCTCCGTGCACCGGAGAAAAAGATGCTTAACATGGACGAGGCTGTCGCGTACCTGAACGAGTCCGGCGTACCGATCAGCAAGAGCACAGTGTACAAGAACACCATGGACAAAACTATTCCATTTTCACGTTTTGGTGACCGGAGGATCGTTTTCAATGTCGAAGACCTGGACCGCTGGGTGGAGGACCGACTGGCAAAAAGACAAAATACCGTAACTGAATCAGTGAGGCAGTCCGCAAGACGAAAAATGTAAAAAAATCCAAAAGATGATGAACAGATCAGATTCCACAGGTGAAGTTCTTAATGATGTGACACTCTCCCGCCCTGTGCGGGTTGGGGGTGAGATCCGTCATGCCTTCACGCGAAATAAAAGAAGATGCTATGAAAATTAAGAACGACGGACTTCTCCCCATAGCGACGGGAGCATCACGGAAAGAGATACACTGGAAGAACAGAGAGGAGCTTTGGTCCGTTGTGCTCGACAGATTATCCAAAACAAAGCGCACCGCAGAGACACAGGCAGAATACGCAGCGATGCCGAAAACCAAGCAGGACGTGATCAAGGACGTGGGAGGCTTCGTCGGTGGAATATTGAAAGATGGCCGCCGTAAAGCGGGAAACGTATCGGCGAGAAGTATACTAACATTGGATGCCGATACTCCGGGCTCAGATCTTTGGGGCACCTTCGGGCTGATGTACGACTGTGCGGCATGCGTGTACTCGACGCACAAGCACACCCCGGAGAAGAACCGGCTGAGGTTTGTAATCCCGTTGAGTCGGCGAGTGAGCGCGACAGAATATGAAGCGATATCCCGGAAAGTAGCCTTTGCTATCGGAATTGATGCCTTCGATGATACTACGTATGAAGCCGAACGCCTTATGTACTGGCCATCCACATCCGTTGATGGGGAATTCTATTTCAGGTATCAGGACGGTAAGTGGCTGGATCCCGATGCAATTCTTGCAGAATATGATAACTGGCAGGATCCCGCACAGTGGCCTGTAAGCTCCCGCACTGAGAGCGTGATTACAAGAGAGAAGAAAAAAGCGGGTGATCCAGTTGGGAAGCACGGTATTGTAGGAGCGTTCTGCCGTTCCTATGACATCCATGAAGCTATCGAGACACACCTGTCCGATATTTACCAAAAATGTGAGATTGGAGAAAACAGATATACCTACCAGGCAGGATCTACTGCCGGCGGCTTGATCACATATGAGGACAAGTGGGCCTATTCGCACCATGGTACCGACCCTGCCGGCGGAGGCAAGCTGCATAATGCGTTTGACCTGGTCAGGATCCACCTGTTCGGTCAGCTGGATGAGAATGCAAAACCCGGGACGCCAGCCCCAAAAATACCCTCATACATTGCCATGCAGGAGTTTGCAACCAATGACGAAAAAGTGAAAATGACACTGGGCAGGGAGCGTCTGCAGTCCGCCCTGGGCGACTTCGGCGACGCTTCCGAGGATCCGGTTGGAGATGAAGGGGAAAGCGACGAGTGGATCACGCAGCTGAAGGTAGAAAAAAATGGAACCTATTCACAGACGATCGAGAATACTGAACTGATACTCACCAACGACCAGCGGCTGAAATCTGCACGGTTATCGCACAATGATTTCTCCCATACCAATGACGTTACAGGTGTGCCTCCATGGCCTAAGTCAAAAACTGAATTGGGAATCTGGTCAGATTTTGACTATGCCGAACTTTTGGCATACATGGAGAAGTATTGGGGAATAACGTCAGAACGTGTAATCAAGGTAGCGTTACGCAACGTTTTTTCCCGCCAGCGTTACCACCCTATAAGGGATCATCTCAGCACACTGGTGTGGGATGGCGTCAAACGGGTCGAGACCTTACTTATCGACTACCTGGGGACGGAGGATAATCCGTATATCAGGGCGGTGACCCGCAAAACATTGGCGGCGGCAGTGGCAAGGATCTTCCGGCCGGGGTGTAAAGTCGACTATGTTCTGGTAATAGTAGGCCCTCAGGGGATCTATAAAAGTATGCTGGTGCAGATCCTTGGCTATGCCGACCATGAAGGCCGGGGCTGGTACAGCGATAATTTCAACCTCTCCGGGCGCGGTGATAAGCGGGACATCGAGCAGTTGCTGGGTGTGTGGATTATGGAAATCCCGGAGCTGGCAGCCCTGTACGGAAAGAACGCCGACGCGATCAAGAGCTTTATAAGCACCCGTCAGGATGAGGCGAGACTTGCGTACAAGGAGGAGAAGGGATATTTTCCCAGGCAGTGCATTTTCATAGGTACCACCAACAACGTGGACTTCCTCTCCGACAGCACCGGAAACCGGAGATTCTGGCCGGTTGTCGCCAATAAACGAAAACCCAAAAAGAGCGTGAAGGATGATCTGCCCCTGGAAGTTGACCAGATATGGGCCGAAGCGGTTCAAATATACAAAGCCGGTGAAGCTCTTTACCTGGACGACCCAAAGCTGGAGGCATTCGCCAACGCCATGCAGGAGCAACACCGGGAAAAGGACGCTTGGGAGGACACGATCGCCGCTTTTCTCGAAACGCCGGCACCGCCCGACTACTGGGGTAACCCTGGGTTGTCTGATGACTTCGTCGCCGACAAGTCAGATTGGGTGCTTCGTGAAAAGGTGACCGCCGAGCAAATATACCGGTATGCCCTTGGGGGATTCGGAGTCCCCGACAACATCCCCGCAAAGAGGATCCGCAAGATCGTGCGGAGCATGGGAAACTGGAAAGATGCTGTGTTAACCCTCAACGGAAAATCAGTTAGAGGCTTCGAAAAAAAAGTGAGTTGAAAATATTACAAAATAAAAAGGAAACAGTGGAAATATTACAAATATTACAAAATGAAAAGGGAACGGTGTAAACAACACCCCCCGAAAAATATTACAATATTACAGAATATTACAAAACAAAACAGATATTTGTAAGGCATTATAATATTATAAATCAGTGTATTATGATATATTATTACAAATTACAAAAATTTCTCTATGTACAGCTTAAAATAAAGATATAAACATGTTTTTTTTAAAAAATAAATCCTTTAAAATGCATATTCTATATAGAGGCCTGTAATAATGTAATAATGTAATAATGCCTCTGAAATAACATCTAAACATAACAATTATGACACTAAAAGAAGAATGGATCAAAAATTTCGCCCTGACACACTTGCAAGAGACAAAATGGAATGACATCTGGGAATCATGCACCGGACACATCTTCATCTTTTCAAAGGTCGATGATGACGTGAGAGTGAAACGCAAAAGAGCGTCGCGCCGGTCCGAACCGATGCGCGAAAAATAGGACTTTAAAATTAAAAATTGATGAATATGAAACAGATTAGTACTATTCGCCGCATTGTGATGCAAAAAGGGGAGCGCGCGTATTGCAGGGGTTTTGCCCAGGCTGTATTTTTCGCAGCGCAGAGGCTGATCACGCCGGGGCACGCGGCGCAGTTCGTCCGCGATGGTGAGGCTGAAGACTGGAGCCGCCAGATTGACCCGATCACCGGCCAGCCAGTGATCGATTATTTTCCTGCCAGACATATTTCAGATGTATGTATGATCGAGATTGCAAAGTGGAAAGGGCTGGAGTCCGAGATCGCCAAGTTATGGGAGAAACGGTACCGCGACGGCTTTTACGATGGCTGGACCGCATTCCGGAAAGGCGAAGTGGATCTCTATGAGGCAACCCGATATCGATATGAAGCAGCTCGACGCGGTTTTAAAAGTCACAAGGACCCTCTCACCCGGGAGACTATAGGGCTTACAACCGCCACCCTTCGGGCAATGAATGAAATACGGGACTGCGGGAGTCTGAGACAGCTATTTTAAACCTGACGTATTTAAAAAAAAACATATGATGAACAGACTGATACAAACATTTAAAGCCAATTACAAAATGAAAAAGATCGAATTCAAAGACGTCAGCAGAGCAACCGACGAAAAGAATCAAGTTGCACAATTCTGCCGGATCCTGACCGAGAACCTACGCGCACTGAGAAAATTCAACAAGGTTACCCATCTTATCGATGAGGCGAACCTATTTGAAGTAACGACCGCAGAACGGGACTCCGGATCTCGGGGAAAGTTATTGCGTATTGTCAGCACCGCCACCCCGTTTGGCGGTATCAATGCCACGGATGAGAAAGTAGACGAAATTCTCTATGTTCTAACCACCACCAACATGACCGAAAGAAGAGGCAAATACCCCCGGTTCGGAAATATCGCACCGTTGAGATCCATAGAACCTCCAGTCATAGATGGAAGAACCTGCAGGGGATCCGACTTCGTGATCAAAAAGGATGAGGCGCTTCCCACGGACGCCTTACTGGATTGGATCGAGACAAACAGCCTTTACAGTGTTGAGAACGAGGCACAGGAGAAGGTGTACAACCTGTCCACGGCCATCGCCCGGAACTTCCAGGAGCTGGCCATGGTCTACGCAAAGGAGGGTAAAGTGTTAGACCGTAACCTATTCATGCGCCAGCTTTTCATGATGGGAGACGTGCAGGATTACCGGATGGACGAGAAGAACCTATTTGTGAGCATTTTGCCATTATTCCAGTGAAGTTCGTGAGCCGGGAGTAAGCAGCTCACAGCTTGCAACCGGCTCTTTTATAAACCCAGTCGATGGCGAAAAAGAAAACAAAAGAGGATCAGCTGATGGAACGCCTGTTCGGTCATCTAAAACCGGAGAGAGTACAGGTGGATCTCGCCAATGTGGTTGAGAGATTGGCCGAGGAACCTTGCAGGCCGATACCTAAGAAGCGTTTAGTGCCTAAGAAGATCCTTGCCATCGAACCAGACCAGCGGTGCAGTGATATCCTGGCGAAGAACTGGGATAAACTCCGGGAGATGGCAATGATCAAGGAAACACCCTGCAGGACCTTCAGAGGTTACAATAGTGAGGATGTACTGCATGAATCTTATGAGTATGTAATCCGGGATGAACAGGTAAAGGGTGCGAGCGAGGAAGAGATCATTGATCTGTTCAAGTACAGATTCGATAATCTGATGTGGTCGGCAAAGATGGATAAGGCCCTGGAGCGGCAGATACTCGCCCGCGGTGAGATTGATCCGGTTACTTTCGGGAGCGACAATGAAAAAACAAAATGATATACCGGTATTGACAAAATGATAGTGAAATTTTTCGGCAGTGGGGGTATGGGGTAAAATTTTAGAGGATTAAGGCTCTGAAACCCCCACCAACCAGACTTCACACGCACGGCATTTTTTCAAAAATCCATTTTTTAGTTAAAAAGTATCAAAATGATAATATTTAAACGATGAACAAAAAAACAGAAACTGAAATCAGGCTGACCGGCTCCGAAGTAAGAATCAGCAGCAAAGGAAAGGAATCCGGCCGGAGGGTCGAGGGGTACGCCCTTCTCTTTAACACACCCAGCGATGCGCTGGATTTCGAGGAGGTTATTATCCCCGGCGCTCTGGATGGTGTGATAGAAAAAAGCAATGTATTCGCTCTACTCAACCACGACTCGAGCCGGGGCATCCTTGCAAGGTGCAAATCCGGCAAGGGAACGTTAAAGCTGGAGATTGACAGCAAAGGGCTACTCTATTCGTTCGACGCCCCCAACACGGCATTGGGCGACGAACTGCTGGAGTACTTGAAACGCGGAGAAGTATCCGAATCATCTTTCGCCTTCACGGTTAAGGATGATGTATGGGAAAAGGTAGGCACAAAGACCCGGCGGACGATCAAGAAATTCGATGAACTTTTCGATGTTTCGCCGGTGTACGATGCCGCCTATTCGAAAACCACCGTTTCAGCCAGGGCAATGGAGAGAAAAGAAAAGTCAGAAGAACTGGCCGACTACTACGCAGAATTAAATAAATGGATTGACCAAATAAATTAAAAAAAAATGAAGACAAAACAATTTTTAAACGGGGCCATGGATCTGGCCGGCAAAAGCTATCAGTTAAAGTATAACATCCGTGCAATCGTGCTGTTCGAGAAACTATCCGACAAACCCTTTACACTGGCGTGTACGTCCGACTGGGTGATATTCCTGTACGCGATGTTGCTCTCGGGAGCACATGGAGCAACGCAAGAAGCAACGATTACGTTTGATGACTTCGTGGATGCTATCAGTCAGCAGCAGATGAAACAGGCGATTGTCTGGACGAGAGAGCAGATGGAAAACGAAGCAGAAGCAGTTTAATTTTTTAAATAGTAAATCTTATGAGTAAAGAAAAAATTTCAATCAGAGAGGCAATCCTTGCCCAAATGGAAAGACGCGCAACTGTCGATCCACAGTTAAGTGAAAGACATTACCGCATCAGGGGAATCAATGCGGCCACAAACTGCACCCTCATACCTATTTCAACACGTGCGGCACTAACCGCGGGAGGTTCTCCGATAATGCAAGAGGATAAGCAGGGTTTATTACTCCCGCTGGAGGACAGTCTGGTTTTGGCCAAAGCGGGAGCCACGGTCATGACGGGATTAACTCACGAAGTACGTTTTCCGAAGCTTACGTCAGTTAGCGTCACGTGGGCAGGCGAGAATGAAGCGGCATCCGACGGAGCCGGAGAAACACAGAAGGGCCCTTTGTTTACCCCCAAACGCCTAACCGCGAAAGTCCTTATCTCGAAACAACTGCTCGCGCAGGACGGCATCGGGATAGAAAATTACCTCCGGACACTCCTGTCGTCCGCCATCCTACATAAGGTGGAGGAGGCGGCGTTCAGCGCATCCGCAGGTGTTACGAACGTTCCCGATGGCATGTTTAATGCTGCAGAGAGTCTGGGTGCTCTGACGTGGTCAAATGTTGTCAAGCTGGAAACAGACGCAGACCTGGCCAATTCTCTCATGGGGAATGTGGCGTACGTCACCCAT